TCCGCCCGCGCTCGTGGCAAGCCCGGAAAGTGGGCCGCATATCCGTTGAACGATTGGGCGGAATGGACCGGGCTTTCCCGCGATCAGGTGAAGCGGGCGCTCCGCCTTCTGGCCTTGGATGGCTTCATTCTTCGCGAGCGTCACAGGTTCGCCGGAACCGAAGTCCGCCCCTACTTGCAGCCCACCGCGCAGGCCCTCGAATACATGGGGAGGCCGCAGGATCAGCAGCGTCTTGAGAAGAGCCTTGCGCCAACCTATGCGCCGACCGATGCGCCTATGGTTGCTCCTACCAGTGCTCCAACCGGCGCTCCAACCGATTACACTTCCTTTCCTTCTCCCCTACATTCCAACTCTCCTACGACCCTACAGGCTTCCCCGCACTCGTGCGAGGAAGGGAAAGGAAAGGCCGGGGAGAATGCGGGCGTGAAGAAGAAGCTCAAGGTGAAGAGCAATCCGAAGCCTGTCCCGGAAGACGATCTTGAACAGCAGTATGCAGCGTTCAAGGCGAAGCAGACGGAAAAGGCGCTGAAACACTTCCCGAAGCTGAAGGGGCCGCATGAGGCGAAGGTGAAGCACCCCGCCGATTGCTTCCCGAACTGGACTGGCTATTCCGTGCAGGTGCAGGCGAAGCTCTATGCCAAGTATGAGCTTTACGTGAAGAACTACAACGACGCTGCCAAGGCGAAGGCAACCGGCTTTGGGAAAAGCTACGTCGCAACCGTTGACCTGTCCGAAGAAGAAATCGAAGCAGGTTATCAGGCGGCAATGGCTGCGAATGCGGATTGGCTGGAAAACAGCGGCTTGTGACCCGGATGCGCCCATAGGCCAGCGCCATCGCCGCTTGATGACACCGCCGCGAATGTGAGTAAATTGCATAGCCGTCACGACAAGGGCGGCTCATGTTCAATTTCTTCAATCGATCCCGGAAGCAGGAAACCACGGCGGACGTGCAATTAATTGCACAAGCCGAACAGCGTTCCCTTGCCGATCCGACCGAGCTTGATTTCAGCATCTTCGGCGTCGTGCCGTCGCTCTCCGGCGCGACTGTCACCCCCGCCAGCGCATTGCGTGTCCCCGCCGTCGCCGCAGGCGTCAAGGCCATATCCGAAGCCGTGGGCATCCTGCCCTTGCACGCTTACCGCCGCGAGGCGAACGGCTCCCGCGAGCGCGATAACGATCACCCGGCCTATCGCCTTTTGAACGGCGATGCCTGCCCTTGGATGCGCGGTCCCCAGCTCCGCGAGCTTATGACCGCCGACGCCATCCTCTTCGGTAACGCCTTCGCCCAGATCGTGCGGGACAGCACCGGGGCACCCCGCGAGCTTCACCGCCTGCACCCGCAGGCCGTCGCCATCGAAATCGACAGCGTGACCGGCGAACCCCGTTACCGCGTCACGATCAGCAACGGCACCCGCTTCATCCCCTTCGCGGACATTCTGCACCTTCGCGCCCCGTCGCCCGTCGCCACCGATGCCGTGACGGGCCGCAGCCCGATCATGGAAGCGCGGGACGCAATCGGCTTGCTCATGGTCCTGAACGGCTATGCGAACCGCCTCTTCGCCAACGGCGGGCGTCCGGGCGGCATCCTGAAGTTCCCGAGCAAGCTCACGAAGGAAGTGGCCGAGCGCATCCGGGCAAGCTGGAAGGCCGCGACATCGGGCGGCAATACGGGCGGTACGGCGGTTCTCGAAGAGGGCGGCGAGTTCATGCCGCTGGCCTTCAAATCCGTGGACGCGCAATTCCTCGAAATCTGGCAACTGTCCCTGAACGAGATTGCCCGCGCCCTTCGCGTCCCGCCCGTCCTTCTCATGGACTACAGCCGCCAGACGTGGGCGAACGCCGAGACAGGCGGACAGCAGTTCCTCACCTACAGCCTCGCCCCTTGGCTGGCCCGCTGGGAAGCCGAAACCACCCTGAAGCTCATTGCCCCGGATGACCGGGACGCCCTGTTTGTGGAGCACCTGACCGACGCCCTCTTGCGCGCCGACTTCGCCACGCGGGCCACGGCATACGGCCAGTATCGCAGCATGGGCGCGATGACGGCGAACGAAGTCCGGGCGGGCCTGAACCTTGGCCCGCTGCCGGACGGAAACAGCCTGTCCAATCCCTACACGTCCACCGGCAAGGAGGGCGGCACCAATGAATGACACGCCCGCCGCCTTCCGCACGTTCTTCGGGGACACCGAACGCGACTTCCGCCTGACCCCGGAGCTTGTCACCGAGCTTGAGCGCATTACCGGGGCAGGCATCGGCGGGTTGTCCAATCGCATCTTCAGGGGCGACTTCCGCCATGGCGAGCTTCTGGCCGTGATCCGGCTGGGCTTGATCGGCGGGGGCCAGACACCCCAGACCGCCGCCGATCTTGTCACGGCTTACGCCGCCCGCCGCCCGATCATGGAAATTTTCCCCGTCGCAGTCGGCACCCTTGAAATGCTCATGTTCGGAAAGGTCACGTCCGATGAAGAATGACCGTATGCAATTAATTGCACTCGAAAAACGAAACGATTTCGCATTTGGCGACACGCTGGATTTCGAGACCCGTTTCACCGCGCCGACCGATACGGGCGAGATTGAAGGCGTGGCCGTCCGCTTCAACACCGTGGACAGCTACCGCACCGAGTTCGCGCCCGACGCCTTCAGGGGCTTGGAAAGCCGTTCCGTCCCGATGCTCTGGGCGCACGATCCGGCCAACGTCATTGGCTCATGGTCTTCCTTCCAAGTCCGCGCCGATGGTCTCACCGCGAAGGGCAAGCTCAACCTTGCCGTGGCGAAGGCGCTTGAAGTCCGCTCACTCTTGCAGGCCGGGGACATCAAGGGGCTGTCCATCGGTTTTCGCACCGTGAAGGACGAACGGCGGGCGAACGGCGTCCGCCGCATCGTGGAAGCCCGCCTTCACGAAATCAGCATCGTGGCGTTCCCCAGCGTTCCCGGCTCCGGGATCACGTCCGTTCGCGCCGATGCCCCCGGCCTGTCTGCCTTCCTCTCTTCCGTCCGCGCCGCCTCCACCATCCTGAAAGGTTGATCCCATGAACATGCGTATCCCCCATAACCTCGAAACCCGTTCGGCACCGCTCGAAACCCGCGCCGACCCGCCGCAGAATGACGACCCGCTGGCAGCGGCCACCGCCGCCGTGGAAGAGCTTCGCAGCGCCGCCAGCGCATTCGAGACCCGGCAGGCCGATGCCCTTCGCGCCGCCGAAACTCGCATCGCCCAGCTTGAAACGCGGCTGTCCCGCCCGACGCCGACGACGGAAGAGCGCACCGAACCGTCCGCCGAAGTCCGGGCGTTCGGCAACTATTTGCGCATGGGGAGCAATACCCCGGCTGAAGAACTTCGCACCCTGACCATCTCGAACGATCCGACTGGCGGCTATCTCGCTCCCGCCGAGACCGGCACGGAGTTCATTCGCAATCTGGTGGAGTTCAGCCCCATTCGTTCAGTGGCGTCCGTCCGCACCATCGGGGCACCGTCCGTCAAGTATCCGAAGCGCACGGGCATCAGCAATGCGCAGTGGGAAGGCGAGACGGAAGAGGCCGAAGCCTCCGAAGTCACCTTCGGCATGCTGGAAATCCCTGTCCACGGCATGCGGACTTTCGTTGAGCTTTCTAATGAACTGCTTGCCGACGCTCCGCAGGCCGAACAGGAAGTCCGTCTTGCGCTGTCCGAAGACTTCGGCGCGAAGGAAGCCTTGGCCTATGTCAACGGCTCCGGCGCGAAGCAGCCGGAAGGCTTCATGCAGAATGCTGCCATCGGCCACGTTCTGAACGGCCATGCCGCGAACCTTTCGGCGGATGCCCTTATCAGCCTGCTTTACGCGCTCCCCGCCGCATACCGCAATCGCGGCCATTGGGCGCTGAACGGCACGACGCTTGCCACCGTCCGCAAGCTGAAGGATGGACAGGGTAACTATCTCTGGCAGCCCGCTTTCGTCGCGGGCCAGCCGGAAACGATCCTTGGTCGCCCGGTTGTCGAGATGAAGGACATGCCGGACATCGCGGCCAACGCCTTCCCGATCATCTACGGCGACTTCTCCGCTTATCGCATCGTTGATCGCCTTTCCCCTTCGATCATGTCCGACCCCTACACGCAGGCCCATCGTGGCGTGACCCGGCTTCATGCGTTCCGCCGCACTGGCGGGCGCGTCATGCAGCCTGAACGCTTCAAGAAGCTCAAGATGGCGACGAACTAAGCGCCGACCGACGAAAGGACCATCATCATGCGAGACATCGTTTCCAACATCGGCGTCGTCACGGCCATTGCGCCCGCCGTGCTTTCCGCCACCGCAACCGGCGCGGCCCTCGACCTTCTGGGCTTCGGCAGCGCCGCATTCGTCATCACCACCGGGGCCGTCGCCGGGGACGGCGATTTCACGGCCAAGGTTCAGGACAGCGACGACGGCGCGACTTTCGAGGACGTGCCCGCCGCCCAGCTTCAGGGCGAGCTTCCCGAAACGCTGGAAGCCAACAGCGTGACGAAAATCGGTTACGCCGGTTTCAAGCGCCACGTCCGCCTTGTCGTCACCAAGAACGGCGGCACGTCCATCGCGGCAAGCGCCGTGCTGGTCAAGGGCAACGCCGCCGAACGCCCGGTGATTTGATCCGGCTCACTCCCATCTGAAAGGAACCCTGCCAATGGCAATCCATACCAATGCGAAGAGCCGCCTTTTCATCGGCGCGGCAAACAACACGATTACCACCCTCGACCAGTACGAGGCCGAAACGTGGCTGGAAATCAAAGAAGTCGAAGACATCGGGGAGTTCGGCGTTGAAGGCTCCGAACAGACCTTCATTTCGCTGGCAGACGGCTATGTCCGCAAGCTCAAGGGATCGCTCAATTCCGGCGCTCTTGAGGTTGTCGTGGGCCGCGACCCCAGCGACGAAGGCCAGAACCGCGCACGCGCCGCCGCTGGCGACTGGTTCAAGTATCCCTTCAAGGTGGAGCTGAACGACAAGCCGACGCCGACCGGCGAAAACACGGTTTATTATTTCCGTGCCCCGGTCATGTCCGCGAAGTCGAACTACGGCAACGCCGACAACATCGTGCGGACCACCTTCGCCCTGTCCATCGACGGTGAAATTCTGGAAATCCCCGCCGCTCCCGTCGTTACCCTGTCCCCGGCAGCGGGCGCGCTTGCGGGCGGCTCCGAAGGCACGGCCTACACCGCCACCGTCACCGCGTCGGGCGGCATCGGCACCGTGTCCTATGCGGTCACGGCTGGCACGCTTCCGGCTGGCCTGTCCCTGAACGCCGCGACCGGCGAAATCTCCGGCTCGCCGTCCGCAGCGGGTACGTCGAATTTCACGATCACCGCGACCTATACCGGCGCGGGCAGCGTGTCGGCGGCTTACACCATCACCGTGACGGCGTAAGACATGGCGAAGCTGGCAGACAGCATTGTTGTCAGCATCGGGGGCGAGGCCGTAGAGCTTCGCCCCTCTCTTCGCTTTGCCATCCGCCTTGAGCGCCGCCCCGGTTCCTTCGCCGGTCTTCTCCGGGAGATCATGGACGGCAGCTTGACGGCAGCATGTGAGATCATCCGCGACCACGAGGACATTCCCATGCTGGAAACGCGCATCCTCGACAGTGGGCTTGAGACCTTCCGCGAACCCCTTGTCCGGTATGTGCTCGCCCTTACAGGTATGGACGACACCCCGGAACCCGCCAACGATAACGGCAAGGCCAAGGGCAAATTCCAGCCCTTCAGCGAATACTTGTCCGGTCTCTACAAGATCGGCACCGGCTGGCTGGGTTGGACGCCACAAGACACGCTGGACGCCACGCCCGCCGAAATCATGCTCGCCCATGAGGGCCGCATTGCCCTTCTGAAGTCCATCTTCGGCGGCACCGACGACAAGCCCGCCAAACCGGAAAGCAATGTCAGCCTGGACGACAAGTTCAGGGGCG